GGTTCATCATCCTTCTTCCTCTACCCTAAATATATATGGTGGACAAAGAGCGATGCAGATAGCAGGAAACGGAGAATCATGGACCCCTGACTGGAGTTGCCCGACACCGTACGATTGGACGGGTATCATCAATCATATTCTATCATCAAATCAGACCCATCACAAGGAGAAGGATCTCTAATTTTGTCCCATGATAGAGGAAGAATGATTATGACAAAGAGTTTGAGGATGATTGATGATGAACGATAATCCACGGACGATGATTGATGATGACGATGATTCTTGAGGATTCGGAGTCTATAAATAAAGATAATCAAAGAGTATAAAAGACTTGCTCCCGCTGTGGGTTCACTATACTCTGTAGTTACTGGCACACGGTGTGCTGGGATTGCTCGTAGAAAGGAGCTTCTATCATGGCTAATACAGCTAAAAAGACTTCCCCTAAATCTGCCTCTAAAAAGGTTATCGTTAAATCTGTTGAGGTTAAACCCGTTGAGGTTAAACCCGTTGAGTTGGTGGTCACCGACCAAGAGTTGACGTACGACGACATCTGGCACTTTGTTCAAACTCAGGCAGGCGGCAACGAGGCCAACGTAAGAATCGTTGCTCTTGACAATGTAGACCTGAAGTCTGACGCTCCCGTACCATTTGGTTACGGTGGACGGTCGGGCGGTGTGCGCCAGAAAATACAAGACTGGATGTTACGCGGTGTTGAGGGTGATGTCACACTAAAGGCGGTTCTCACTAAAGCCGCACCTCTAGGACACAGTCGTAAAAAGCCTGTCTGCCTACACGCTCTCTTGCATGGTGGGTACTCACCGTCCAGCAAATACTGGATGACACCGTTCGTCAAGCTTGTAGTCCAAGCCTAAGGATTAGGGGACTTCGGTCCCCTTTTCTTCCCATCCCATTCCTGAGGAAGAAAGATAATGAGACCATTCTTGAGGAAATTTGAGGACGTATATATACAAAGGTATATATAATAATTAATCGTTATCAATCATCCTCGGGTCATTGTTAGAGGATTCTAGAGGATTTGGAAGCTACAAAGAAGATAACAAAAGACACACTTTGACATTTTAGCTGTTACATTGGTACTATATTAACTAACCAGTAAAGGGGTTTTTCATGAGTACGAGAGCTGTTTATACGTTTGCTAACTTTGAGGCAAACAATTTCAAAGTTGCTGCCGCTCCCCAACATCTCTATGTCCATCAGGACGGGTATCCTGAGGGTGCTGCCAAGTATTTTGACGACATGGTCTACTTCGCCGACCTCAGCGAACCTCCAGATCCTGACCTTCTCGGCCAGTTTGTTTACGTTATAGAGGAGAATTTTGGGCTTAAAGCTATACCACAAACCAACCGTCTAGATGCAGGAGATCTTGAGTGGGGTTACACTTTAACCTATGTCAAGCCTCTCACTATTAATGTCACGGTACACCGCATAAACAATGGTACTGAGACTCAGCATTGGTCTGGCACACTTATGCAATTTCTTGACAAGTACCTATAATAAAAGACATAATAAGAAGTACATTGACGTATTGGGCTGCTACAGTTTAGTTGTACAGTAAACCATGTAAAAGGAGGTATTAATGTACTTTTTTGACGAAACCAAAACAGTTGTGTTAGACGATTTTGTTGACCAACTTGTCACCCCACCTGTTAAACAAGAGGAAAACCACAATGGTTTGTTGGTTAACCTTGACGACGGGAGGTCAATAATGGTAGCAGGGTTTGAGGACTCAACAGGCGTTTACGTTGACGGGAACTCAGTAACCCCTAACCACCACTTTGTTGTAAATGACGAGAGGTCTTACCGTAAGTTTAAAGCGTTTATGTTGACGTATTAAAAAGGAGGTGTAACTAAGGGGGCTGAGGTCCCCTTTTTACCCGTCCCATTCCTGAGGAAAGACGACCCATCCCATTCTTGAGGAAAAGGGCTTATCATCATGTCTATATATAAATCCTCATAGCCTCCTTATCAATCATCCTCAAGTCTTTCTTAAATTATCTCGTCAGGCCTCTTGTGCTGGCTCCCGTAAAACTCCTGTGGTACTGTTACTTATGTTAATAAAAAGGGCAGAAAATGGGTTATGTTATTATACTACTTATAATAGTAGGTATTTATGGCGTATTAAAATAATTATAAATAAAGCAAATTAGTTGTTGTACTACTTATTTAGGTGTGCAATAAAGTAAGGGTAGCCAATAACGGTTACAGCCAAAAACCAGTAAAGGGGTATTAAAATGGCACTAAATAAAAACCAAGCAAAAGCAAAAGCAGCAGCACCAACAGCGGCAGCAAAAGTAGTAACACTACAAAACACAGGTACTGCAATTACTAACGCGCAGTTGTGGGCTTTTGTAAACACACACGCAGCGGGCAGCTTGCACAATGTACAAGTTAAACCACTTGCAAATGTAAACCTAAACGCGGCACAGCCTGTGCCATTTGGTTTTACTGGCAAGGGTACTGGTGTACGCGCAACAAGACAAAATTGGTTGCTTAATGGTGTAAACGGCAACAACAGCTTGGCCGCTATACTTAACGCCGCCAAGCCACTAGGCCACAGCACTAAAAGCCCTGTGTGCCTAATGGCAATGCTAAATGGCGGTTACAGCCCTAGCAGTGCGGTATGGGGCACAGGCTATGTGCAGCTAGTAGTGCAGCCACAGCCTACAGCCAAGGCTACAGCCTAACGGCAACGGCTAGGGGTAAGGTACCCCTAGCCACCCACTGGCTACCACAGCCCACCCCACCCCCTACCACCCCCCCTGTGGACGACCTTTGGTTGTGGCGTCAGCTATAACCAAGTTCTGGATATTTCTTCGAGTACCAAAAACATTTTGCGTGGATAGTGAACTGTGCTCAACGGAAAGCCTAGACGACGTACCCCCTATAGTGTGTGTTGATTATAGGTTCATTGCCCTTTGAAATTTTTCGATGTATTTATAATATATGACCCTTGACCTTACAAATGTCCCAGAAGAGCATTTAAAGAAATTCGCAAATTTATTAGACCGAGCTAAGGAAATCAGTGAATCTGAGTTAGCGCGTGAAGATTTTATGGAATTTACAAAAGTTGTTTGGGAAGATTTTATTAATGGACGCCACCATAAGATTATGGCTGAGAAGTTCAACCGTTTGGCCCGTGGTGATTTGAAGCGATTAATAGTGAATATGCCACCACGGCACACGAAATCTGAATTCGGAAGTTATTTATTACCTGCGTGGTTGATGGGACGTAAGCCTACGTTGAAGATTATGCAGACTACCCACACTGCGGAGTTGGCGTTTAGATTTGGACGTAAGACCCGTAACTTGATGAATTCACCTGAGTACAAAAAAATATTTGATGTGGAGTTGCGAGCGGACAGTCAGGCTGCGGGACGTTGGGAGACTTCAAAGGGTGGTGAGTATTTTGCTGCGGGAGTTGGCGGTGCGGTTACTGGACGTGGAGCGGATTTGTTAATTATTGACGACCCCCATAGTGAGCAGGATGCGTTGAGCCCTACGGCTATGGAACACGCTTATGAGTGGTATACTTCTGGCCCGAGACAGCGTTTACAACCTGGAGGGTCTATTGTAATTATTATGACCCGATGGGCAGAAAATGATTTAACGGGTAAGTTGTTGAAGCAACAGGCGCGAGATGTTTTGGCAGATAAGTGGGAGGTTGTTGAATTCCCTGCTTTGATGCCTGAGACTGATGAGCCGTTGTGGGGAGAGTATTGGAAAAAGGAAGATTTACTTTCTGTCAAGGGAAGTTTATCGGTAGGTAAGTGGGAAGCTCAGTGGCAGCAAAACCCGACGAGTGAACAGTCTGCTATTTTAAAGCGAGATTGGTGGAAGCGTTGGGAGAAAAAAGAGTTGCCGCCTTTGGAGTATATTATGCAGAGTTATGATACGGCTTTCAGTAAAAAAGAGTCTGCTGATTATAGCGCGATAACTACATGGGGTGTTTTTTATCCTAAGGAGGGTGAACCGCCGAACATTATTCTTGTTGATGCTTCCCGTGGTAGATGGGATTTTCCTGATTTGCGTAGGCGAGCGTTAGAAGAGTATAAGTATTGGGACCCTGAGTGTGTTTTAATTGAGGCGAAAGCTTCGGGGATGCCGTTAACCCAAGAGTTGAGAGCTATGGGTATACCAGTGCAGAATTACAGCCCGAGTAGAGGCAATGATAAATTTACGCGAGTGAATTCAGTTGCGCCTTTGCTTGAAAGTGGTTTAGTGTGGGCTCCAGATACTAGATGGGCCGAGGAAGTTATTGAAGAGTGTGCTGCTTTCCCTGCTGGAGAGCATGATGATTATGTTGATACTGTAACACAGGCTTTACGCAGATTCAGAGAAGGAGGCTTTATCCAACACCCCGAAGATTATGAGGAAGAGGATACAGGTCCTAGGATAAGGAAGTATTATTAATGGCACTACCCCCACGTCCGAGCAATATTGATAGAGCGTTAGTACAGGCTCCGAATGATTTCTTAAGTATAGAAGATGATAATCTTGCCCAACAAGAAAATGATTTTTTAAATGTAGAAATTGTTGAGAATGAAGATGGAGCTGAAGTAACTTTTGGCGAGGATGAAGAAACTCTTGGCGAAGAGCCAGAAAACTTTTTCGATAATTTAGCCCCGATGGTTTCCGATGCTTCGTTAACTGGTGTTGCGAGTTATGTGCTAGAGTCTGTAGAAGAGGACCGCAATAGCCGTGATGATTGGGAAGATACTTATGTCAAGGGTTTAGATTTGCTTGGTATGCGGTATGAAACCCGTTCCGAGCCTTTTGATGGTGCTACTGGAGTAATCCACCCGTTGTTGAATGAGGCTGTTACACAGTTTCAGGCCCAAGCTTATAAAGAGATGTTACCAAGTTCAGGCCCAGTGCGAGCTAATATTGTTGGTGCGCCCAACCCTGAAACTGAGCAACAGGCGAAACGTGTTCAAGAATACATGAACTACCAAATCATGTATGGTATGGAAGAGTACGAACCAGAGTTTGACCAGATGTTATATTATCTTGGTTTGGCGGGTAGTGCTTTTAAAAAGGTTTACCGTGATGAAGGTTTGGGACGCCCTGTAAGTAAGTTTATCCCTGCGGAAGATGTGCTTGTACCTTATGTTGCTACTGATTTAAAAACTGCTGAGCGTGTTACACATTCTATAAAAATGTCTGAGAATGAGTTACGCAAGTTACAGGTGTCTGGTTTTTATCTCGATATGGAGAAAAAAGGTGGAAAGACTGATGGGTCTGACACTATTACTGATGCTTATGATGATATTGAGGGCAGATCGCCGTCGGGTACGGATGAGCAGTTTACGTTGTATGAATGCCATTGCTTTTTGGATCTCGATGATTACCCCGATGTTGATGAAGAGGGTGAAGAGACAGGTATAAAGCTCCCCTACATTGTAACAGTTTGCCTTGATACAAGCGAAGTGTTGTCTATTCGGCGTAATTATAAGCCAGATGACCCTAGAAAAAATAAAATCCCACATTTTGTGCAGTATAAGTTTACTCCAGGATTAGGTTTTTATGGTTTTGGCTTGATTCACTTGCTTGGGAACTTGTCCCGTACAGCTACAGCTAACTTACGGCAGTTAATTGATGCGGGTACGTTGAGTAATATGCCAGCAGGATTTAAAGCTAGAGGTTTACGGATTGCAGATGAGGCAAACCCGCTCAGTCCTGGAGAGTTTAGGGATGTTGATGTTCCTGGAGGTGATTTAAAAGCCTCTTTAATGCCGTTACCTTATAAAGAACCTTCTGCGACGTTGTTCCAGTTGATGGGTTTCGTAGTAGAAGCAGCCCAACGGTTTATAGGGACAACCGATATGGGTATGGGGCAGGGTAATACAGAAATGCCTGTTGGTACTACGATTGCTTTGTTGGAACGTGGTAATAGGATTGTAAGTGCAGTTCATAAACGGCTCCATTCGTCTATGAAATTAGAGTTAAGGATGCTTGGACGGTTATTTTCAGAGGATCCAACACCTTACCCTTATGCAGTAGGCGTAGATGGGCAGATAAAAACCCAAGATTTTGATGGTCGTGTAGATATACTGCCAGTAAGTGACCCTAACATCTTTAGTATGTCACAAAGGGTAGTTTTAGCCCAAGAACAGTTGAAATTAGCCCAAGCAGCGCCTGAGTTACACAATTTGTATGAATCCTATAAGCGTGTTTATGAAGCATTAGGTGTGAATAATATCGAACAGATATTAAACCCTGAGCCTGAGCCGCAGCCTTTAGATCCATCAACAGAAAACCAAGAGGCTAGTAAGGTAGCGGGTGGACAAGGGCAAATGCAAGCTTTCCCTGAGCAAGATCATGATAGTCATATAGCTGTACACGCTGCGTATATGAATAGTAAGGTTGCACAAATGCAGCCTCCACTTTTAATGACCCTTGAAAAGCATATTTACGAACATTTGGGTATGAAAGCCCAAGTTGCACACGATCAACAAATGGCACAGGACCCACAGGCACAACAGCAACAGCCTGAGGAACACGCTAAGATGATTGCCCAGATACAGGCACAATTAATTGCTGAATACCAAAAGGCCCAACCTCCTGCACAAGAAGATGACCCACTTGTACGCATTAAGGAACAGGAGTTGCAGTTACGTGAACAAGAGATGCAAGCTGATCAACAGAGCGATCAACAAAAACTTGCGTTAGACCAACAACGAGCTCAACAAACTTTCCAATTAGGACAAGATCGTATAGATAG